CAACCATATATGATGTGTATTCATAATATACACCCTACACCCTACGGAATATATGAGATTGACATACCAATTAAACAAGATCATCTATACCTATTTCCTTCGTGGTTAGAACATGGAAGTAGAGTAAACAATACAGATGGCGAGAGGATTACAGTAAGTTTCAATACAACGCCTGCACCAAAAGATATGTTACCGCCTGAGTTTGTCAAGGCAGTGTGGGGAGAGGGTCACTGGTTCAATGAAGATAGTTGATGTTCTACCAGTAAAACTGGGGGCAGTCATGTACCCTGAGCATGACAAAGTAAAGTCAATGTTGATTGATGAGATCAATAGTCATGGTGATAGTTATGAATTTCAAAAGGTAGATGCACACGCCAAAGGATTAGAACATTTTGATTACTATTCACCTCTATCAAGTGACAAGTATAAGGAGTTTAGAGAGTGGATACAGACACAGGCAGAGATATATGCTAAGGACATACTAGGTTATGATACATCAGATTTCTTATTGACAGACAGTTGGTTGAATGTGTGTGATTCTGGAGGCAAACAATCGCCACATTTCCATATAAATGCGGTGGTGTGTGCCTTATATTATGTCAACTTTGATGATGAGTCACACTCGCCAACATACTTTTATCGTCCTAACAATAGTATGAATTTTCCTGATTACTTTGCATATATGTTGACAAATCAAAAAGAAACAAAGTATAATTATATCAATGAAGTTGTAGGAGTTGAAGGTTCGTTGTTGTTGTGGCCTGCTAACACTTGCCATGGATATACAACTAACTACACAGATAATAGAATAACAGTATCCAGTAATTTGATGCCTAGATATATAAATGATGTTAGGATTGAACCTCTAACAAAAGAAGAGAGACACACTGCCATGACTACGTTTAGGTCAGGTAAACTATGGGATTATCCTCTATTATAATATGGAAGTCGTAAACATACTGCCAACACCAGTTGCTATCATACCTTGCCCATTTCATAGTAAGGTAAAGGATACTATTCTTGCAGAGATTGAAGAGCAAGAAGTTAATAAGTTATCATATAATGCTAATTCAAAACAACTAAAACACGTTGGTCACTACTCAATACTACATGATGATGAGAGACATGGTAGATTTAGAAATTGGTGTGAACAACAGGCGGAATACTATGCTAAAGAAGTTAAAGGAGATTATATACAGGAGACAGTACAAGTAACCGATAGTTGGTATAATATAAGTGATAAAGGTGGGTATCAGCACCCACATCAACACGCCAATTCATATCTATCATGTATATACTATGTAAACTTTGATCCAAAAGAGGATCATGTGAATACACACTTTATGAAAGATGAGAATATGCACTTCCCATCAATGCCTTCTCTACATATACTCAGAGGAAAATATACTGACTACAATCAAGATAATCAAGTTGTTGTTAATGAAGGCGAACTCATAATATTCCCATCACAAATTATACATGGATATGGTAATAATAAGGGAGACAACAGAATAACATTATCAATGAACATGATGCCTACTATAGTTACCAATGGGGATTATGGTTGGCGATGTATCAATCTTAATAAGACAGAGAGAAAAAAGGCATTTGATTTTAAAGGAGATTAATACTTGACAGAATAATAATATAGTGCCATAATAGATTATGGGAAACAAAACTGGCATTTTACAAGTCCCGCTTCGGTTCACTAAATGTAAGTCCAAGTTTTTGTTTCTCGCACTCTATTATAATACTAATGGACAGACTAGGTAAGAAACCATACTCACTAGAGAGGCAAGGTATGAAACCCGCCCTTAATCAAATGGGGCAGTTCGTGGGTACGGCATCTAAACTAGGTTTACTCGCCACGTTGATCTACTTTATCTACAGAAGATTCAGTAGTGGACAGTGGAGGAAGTGGAACACAAGTGGTTGCGTTGATACTACCCATACAGTATTATAAGAATATGAGAGGGAAGGTTTTGTGTTTGTTACCTTCCCTTTCCTTTTTTACAACAAACATTCTAATATCATGGCAACAATGCAATCAGCAACCAACAAACTCACAGTTTTGCAATGGACAGAAAAACTCTGTCGTGCTCTTGAACAACAGTATAGAGATTATTCACTACGCTCTATTGTTCGTAATCAAAATATGTCTGAAACACCTGACCCCTATCTACAGGAGAGAGTTACTCAGATTGAGTCTGGAGAAGATGATAGAATCAGTTTCTTTATCGAGACAGGTAGAAAGTATCTTAAAGTTTGTATGAGATCTAAACAAGTCAACACACAGTTTGATGACAGTATAAGTGTTCATGCTTTCGTTGATAAGAACACAGGCGAGGTATATAAACCAGCAGGGTGGAAGAAACCAGCAAAGTATGTTAGGTTTGATATGCGTGATGAAACACAGAGAGCAAGAATGTACAATATATGTGATTGGGCGGGTGGTTATCTCTATATGAGATAATCCCCATACCTATCTAAATAATAGAAAAGTTACATAAATTATGGGATACGATTCACTTACGTCAGACACAGAGGCACTAACTAAAGTTAAGTTGCAATCAGTTGACAGACTAAAGAAACAATTACAAGCAGCAATGAGAACCATAGGTAATCTTGATGAGCGATTGACTTCACTAGAGTCAATGGTTCATGCTGCCCTACTCAAACAGCAAGATGACATTAAAGCACTTGTTGTAGAGGTTAACAGTTTGAAAGGAAATAAAGACTATGAAGTTGCCTCAAGTAAATTTGACATGGACGCAAAACCATTTGACTTACCAAATGCGCCACCAGTTGGATAACTGGCACATTTGATATTGCACATTATTGAATCTACACTATTATATGAAAGTAAACAACAAACGACACATTATGGAATTTGAAGATTTTGATTTTGATGAATTTGATGGACAAGAGCAAGATGATTGGTTGATGGACATTAATGGAGTCAGAGAAGAATTTGACCCTGAGACTAAGGAACTACTTAAACACTTCTAAAAGTGGCACAAGACCCCTTGCAGGGGTCTTTTTTTATACTATACTATGCTTATTGACAACTGATTATGAAACTTAGAGATCATCAAAAAGAGATCACAGACACAATGCAACAGAAGTGGGGTCAAGTGCTTGTACCTACTGGTGGTGGTAAAACAATGTGTATGATTGTTGATGCTAAGTGGCGATTCAGTATGCCTATTCCACAGACTATTGTTGTAGTCGCTCCTAGAATCCTACTCGCACAGCAACTATGCGAAGAGTTCCTCGAGCAGATTGATAATGTCGAGGTACTTCATGTTCACAGCGGAGAGACTAACTACAAGACTACCACTAATCCAAAAGAGATACAAGAGTGGCATCACAATAGTACAAAGAATCAGTTGATCTTTACAACATATCATTCACTTCATAGAATCTTGGAAGATGTTGAAGCGGATACAGTATATTATGACGAGGCACACAATTCAGTTCAAAAGAACTTCTTTGAGAGTGTCAAGAGTAGGTCTAACATCACTAGACGTAAGTTCTACTTCACTGCCACACCTAAACATCATACATCACAGGAGCGTGGTATGAACAATTCTAAGGTGTATGGTCAAGTGATTGCAGAAATCCCTGCTCCAGAGTTGATTGACAAGGGTTATATCATATCCCCTAAAGTCAAGGCGGTCAAGTATCCTATTGGGTTCTATGATAGTCCAGAACAAGTTGAGAAGGAAGTGATACTTGATGCTCTGGACAATGAGGAGAGCATGAACAAAGTATTGGTAACTGCTAAATCTACTACCAGTATCCACAGATTGATTCGTATGACAGACTTTCAGAGTGAGTGTCATGCTCGTAAGTACAATGTGATGTGGATTACATCAAAGTATGGTGCTATCATCAATGGCAAGAAAGTCACTCGCAAAACATTTTTCAATCTAATGAACAAGTGGGGCAAAGATGACACAAAGAAGTTTCTACTATTTCATCACTCTATCCTATCTGAGGGTATGAATGTGAGTGGATTGGATTCTTGTATTCTATTGAGAAATCTTGATCTAATCACTATGGCACAAACTATTGGTCGAGTTATTCGACTACATAAGGAAGATGCAAAGAAGATTGACTCAGGTGCCTTGAAACCTTGCGTAAATGGTACTGGATACGTCAAACCATTTGGCAAGATGTTCGTACCAGTTTACAACAATGTGGGTATTGGTACAGAGCGTCGCCTCAATAGTGTTGTTGATACTATTTTCAACAGAGGAGAAGCACAAGTTTCAATTTCTAACAGAAAATAGACAACAGACTCATTTTATAGTATAATCAAATTACCACAGTTATCAACATGGCACAAATTGACAACATCAGACATCAATGTCTTGAGACTATGGAGAATCAGTATGCGACTAGAATGGAGCATCATGTTTCAAAATTAGAATTGAACTATGCAGAGGCAATATTACAGGAAATGATGGTTGAGGCGGAGGATTTCATCGCTGATGATCTATTCTTAGATGACCTTACAGAGTGGTCTAAAGATGACCTTGACAATATACAGTTCTATGATTCAGGCGATCTTGATATAGATGGATAAGGAAGAAAGGCAGACTAAAAAAGATTTGATGAACATAGTCTATCCAAATCATCTTAAATTTTTAAAGAAACTCAAGGCACAGTTGAAAAGAGATAAAGGTATAAAACCAAGAAGAAAGCAACGTAACAACTATAAACATAAATGAGTGTTCAATCTTTAAATCTATTCTCAATGCCCATAGCAAAGTTTGCTGTGGACAAGTGGGAGAGCAAAAAAGATAAGTTGTTAGAACTTATCAGTTTTGAGGATTGTGAGATAGTAGAGTGTCAAACCGATTACTACAAATATAATACAATATCGCCATACTTAAATCAGTTTGTAGATATACTCACACTAGACTTAAATGGCATAGTAGATTACTATACACAATTATTAAGTGATAGATATAGAGGAGATTGCCCCTGTGATAGTGTAGATAAGTGGCAACTATGGTCACAGAGATACATCAGAGGGCAATATCATGGTGCTCATAATCATGGTTTATCTAACATATCATGTGTATTATATGTTGAGTTTGATGAAAAAGAGCACTTCCCGACTACATTCTATAGTCCATTTCCTGACCCTTACTATGGTACAATTAACAAGATTGCGCCTCCAGTAAGTGAGGGAGAGATACTAACATTTCCCTCTATGTTATTACATGAGTCGCCTGCTTCGTTATCAGATAAGCAGAGAACTATTATGTCATTCAATATACCTTTAAGATAAATGTATCAAATCAATGTAACATTAACTGATAAACAATTCAACTTACTAAGTGAAGCATTGTTCTACTATTCAGAAGAAAAAGATGATGACAACCTCGCTAATTCTATAGAAGAATTAGAAGATTTAATTGACATTAATACAAAGAAAGTAAAGCGAAATAGAAAGTTTGTCAACCCTGATTGTGACATTTAGAATAGTGGCACACAGGTGGTTGTAATTCTATGTCAATGGATTATTATATGAATGTCAGGGATATACGGTTCTACTGCCCGAAAGTCGAGCGTCAGCATTGCTAGATCAGTAGTTAGTAGGGGTACAGGTGTAAGCGATTCCCAGTAGGTAAATTTGGGCGCCATGAGTGAAACTCAGATCAGTTCGCCCCGTTCCCTGACACTCTATAAACTGGCACATAGATGGTTGAAAACCTAGTGCCATGTAGTATAATAATAGTATGAAGAACAAACACTTGGAACACGTTGAGGATTGCATACTTGATGGTAAGCAAGGTGCGATCACTGCTGTCAATTTCTTGAGTACAAAACAGAGTGAGGTATCAGTAAAGTATGATGGTGCCCCTGCTATTGTGTATGGAGTCAACCCTGAGAATGGCAAATTCTTTGTAGGAACTAAATCAGTATTCAACAAGAGAAGAATCAAGATAAACTATACTCATACTGATATTGAATCTAATCATGGACATATACCTAAAGTTGCTTCAATTTTACATATATGTCTAGACAGATTGCCACATAATGATGGCATTTATCAGGGCGACTTTATTGGTTATGGTGGTTCAGATACCCATACACCAAACACAATTACATACAAATTTGATAGTGTAATTGATGACATTATCGTTGCTACTCATACACAGTATATTGGTGCTACCATACAAGAGTTAGATGCTAAGTTTCATTATAGAGAATCTAAGAGTTATGGTGTTCACTTTATTGATACAGGTGCAACAATATCT